CATTAGTAACCTCCGCCACTAGTGGGACTAGGAGTCTGAACCGCTGAAGAACTCGAAACTTCGGGGATCGCAGACGAAGAAGCCGCCGACTGGGATGTGGTTGTTGCGGGCGTGGTAGTGGTCGGCGTGTAAGTGTCACTACTTTCCCCCGTCAACGGAACGAATGAGGACACTTGTGGCACTCCCGTTTCAGTGAAAGTGATAGCCTCCCTTGGAACGGCGGTGCTTGGTCCCGTAGTCACGAAAATAGTTTCTGGCTCAGGTCTGGCAGCAGGATCATTTTGATTAAACACATTTACATTATTTGAAAGTGAGTAAGTGTTATCATAAGCCAAAACAAACAATTCTTTTGAAGTTGCCCTACCACTGGCGATCTTAACTCTAAAACGAATGTCAATTTCGTTAAGTCCCGGTTCAATTACGACTGACCTAAGAGACACAAGACCTGTGGCGTAGTTAATCGTTCCAATGTTGGTGTTGACATAAAAACGCTCCCCCTCAACGACCGCGTAGAAACGAATCCTACCGTTACCATCTTCATCAAAGAATCCTGAGTATTGTAAACCTGCATCATCCGTGTAACGAATCTCATTAGTGGACAATGCACTAATATGTCCGGCGTGAGGATAAAGAATAGGATTTCTGAAAATAATGTCGTAGCCCGACTTGATCGGAACTGCGTCAAATCTTCTTTCAAGAGAAAGAGTGTTAATGACGCTAGACAAACTATCATAATTTGAAATTACATCATTCTCAATCAAAGAAGATGAAATTGTAGTATTAAATGCATTTGTTCGGAGCGTGATATAATTGGTGATTGTCGCTTCAATACCAGTCTTTAACAAAGAGTCACTAAGCGTGGTTGCAGCAGGATTGTAAAAAATATTCGTATTACTCAAAACAAACAACGGAGTTGACTCGATAACCACTGGCGTGGAAGAAAGACTTGATCTTTTCTTCAAAAAAGTTTCCATAGAATTTTTGAGTGTGGTTGTTAGTTTTGTGCCTGATGTTGGTTTAATCGCAACAAACACTCTACCATATTGTGGTGGTGATGCTTCTTCTCCGCCGTAAGCGTAAACTGCATCAAACCCAGAAAAGTTTGACCTGACGAGGGACTCATAATCGTCTTGAGTCACGGCTCTGTTTTGCGTGACAAATGATTTTGGTGCATTGTATCGAATACTTTCAAGAGACTCTCTTGGTGACCCACCTGCCGCAGCGTCCACAACCTCAACAGTGTTTCCCGTGCCAAAAGAAAAAGTTCTTGCCGACTCTGAATCTGTCGAACCAATTCCGTTTGCGATTGCACCTTGTGTAACAATATACGTCACAGTGATGAAATTTCCTGCTTGAAGTTTTTCTCCAATAATGCCATCACCAAAAGTGACAGCATATCTTCCGTCAAAATCTTCCTCGACAAAATATGCTTTAGTGGTAGAAACAATTTCAACAATACTTGATGCATTGTTCCAAACATCAGTGATGCCTGTGGTATCACCAATATTTCTTTGAACGGTTACTTCAACGGTGGTTGTATCAATATTGTCATCATCTAAAATAAATCTTTGATTGGCGAGTGAGTTGGGAACCACGAAAGATTTAGATTTGTATGTGCCTTGTTTAAGATCAACATTTGCAATTTGTCCATCTGTTGATGTGTAATCCTTCACCGGAGAAAACTTATATGAAATATCGTTTTCTCTAGAGTTAAATATATCACCTCTTCTCAAGTAAGTGCCAGAACCACCGACCGTGATATCAACAGTTGCGGTCGCAGCAGAAATTGATCGTGGGCTGTATCCAAGTGATTTTGCGTGTGAAACAACAGAGGATCTCTTTACGGCTGTGTCGATGAAAAGTTCGTTTGCAGCAAAGTGGTTGTAGATACCTTGGTAATATGTGACATACGATAACGTATCAATCAGAACGGAAAGACCAGAGCCATCAAAATCATAATCTTTGAAAGTCGCTTGATCTTTTAAAAAAGTTTTGATGTTTGTTTTGATTTGTGTAAAATCAAGTGAGTTGACTGAGAGGCTTTTTGTGCTAGCCATTATCTGATCCTTTCTAGGGTGATATCAACAGTTACAGGCTCAGGGATATTAATAACCTTGACTACAATGCTCACAGTCAATTCATTTTGATCAAAGTTTGGAGTCACTTCAACTTTGAGAAGATCGACTCTTCTCTCAAATGTTTCCAGTGCCTTTTGAATTCTTGTCTTGAGAGTCAAAACTGTGATGGGATTGAACTGCTCAAAAAGTTGTGCTTTGATGTTGCCACCAAATTCACTTTTATATGGTTTTTCGCCCATATTGGTCAGAACAATATTACGAACCGCCCGTTTGACTGCCTCCTTGTTAAACAACAAAGAAACATCATTTGTCAACGGGTTTCTCGTAAAGTCCAAATCTATATCGACGTATCTTGCCATGAAAGTATGTATCTTAAATATTCAACAAACCTTTAATATCTGGTTTGACAACTTGCTGTAAAAGTTTTTGTCCGAAGCAAGGATCTTCGACCATCGAAAGCACAGACGTTCCGAGGGAAACTTTTGCCAAATAATCAATCGCCGCCAGAGCATAATCATTATCAGATTCAATAATATTTTGAATGTCCTCTCCGATCTGAGTGACAGAGGTGGTTATGGAGGAGATATTTGGAAATTGATCATCTCCTTCAAACGCCTGAAGTTGACCGATCAACGCCTCTACATCGCCCTCAATCAGTGCGTTCGCACCTTCAAACAGAGTTGAGCCGGGACCGAGAATACTTGAAAACATCGCAGAGTAATGATCCACTACATCTTCACCAAACGTATCTTGTTCAATTGAGTTTTTTACATTATTAATATTCGAAGCCAAAGAGTTAAGACCAGCAAGACCGGGAAGATCACCTAAATTACCAACATCAGTTACACCAGAGAGCCTGTCGGCATGTTGTGAAAAATCACTAATGTGCGAGGATAAATCCTCAAGTTTATCACTGAGTCCTCTAATTTCGTTTTGTTGACTGGGAATAAACTTAGAGTCAAAGGGATCGCCAATAACTGAGTCAAGTCTTCCGACAGCAGATGCGGCGGCACTGTTTACTTGATTTACAACACCAGCAACAGGATTTTCAAAAGCCGTTCCATCCACGACACTTTTCAGAACCTCAATCTGCTCTGGGGAAAATGGTAAAGGTGGTGTTTCACAACCGCTCGGGTTGAACAAATCTAAATCAATAAGTGGCATGTTTACTCCTTAGTTTGCATTTACGTCTGTCGAAGATGAAGAAATACTGTGACCACAACTTGCAACATCCCCGCTTCTTGCCACGGGCTTTCCTTGAAAATATACACTCCCTGACCCGCTGACCAATCGTGATGTGGTATGTGGTGAGTCGCCATGCGGAGTGATCGGGTCACCAACCAATGCGGCTGGTTTTCCGTTTACAAAAACTGTATATCCTGATCCGATGATCGAGCCACCGCACGCATCAGAGTCTCTTGCAACACCCGGCATTAGCCCACCTCTACCCAAAAATTCAAAGTGCTTCCGCTCCCGTCGTTAAGGTAAGCAAACAGTTTTCCTTCTCTGTTGTCATACCAAAATGATCCCGGCTTTGGATTTGCTCCGGGTATTGTTCCAATTCGTCCGACTGCCGATCCGGTTGTATTTTGTGAATATTGTTTTGGCACAAAAATATTTTTTCTTGCACCGCTTTCTCTGTAAGGTTTTCTTAAAGAAACCTCTTCGTAAAATTCACCCAAGTATCTCTGTATAGTTTCGAGTTCACGCTCAGGAAAGTTCAAACCTGTGATTTCAATCGGAAGTTTAAATGGTCTTCGGGTGATATTTCTTTGATAAGACGCACGCATATCTGTAATTTCGTCTTGCGTCAAATCACTATGCTGTGCAAGAATCTCCGCATCATTCATTGGTCGATTGATTCCGTGACCACCCTCGGTGATCATTTCAATGAGGTGTTGTCTTGCCGTGCTGTAAGACCCACCATTTGGGAGAATAAAACCTCTGGGTGAATATGAGGTAAACGTATCATATTCTGGCTCTTCTTTAAAAATATGAAAAGAAAAACCAAGACCAACAAGATAGTCGTAGTAAGCGGGAATGTCAGTAATGTCTCTTGCACCGTTACTCATGTTTACCTCAGTTCAAATTGATCGAACTCGCGTTCATCTTAATCGTGGAGCCGCCTTTGACCGTGACTGATCCTCCGACCTCTAGTTTGTAATCACCACCGACATTTGTTTCCATATCTCCATCAACTTTTAAGTTTACGTCTCCGTTCACCAAAAGATTTACAGATCCTTCAACTTGACCGTTTGAGTCCTGTGCAATATGAATGTCATTTTCTCCCATGATCACAGTGTAATTTTTTGATACAACCTTGACCACCCGCGTTCCATCAGGGTGAATCTCTTCAAATGTTCCTGACCTGTGGTATGTCTGGATTCTCTCAGCATCGGGGGTATCATCAAATTCTTGGATATGTCCTGACTCAGTTTCTTTCACATGATTAAAAGGATACTGTGCAGCGAAAGGTGGTGTAGGCTCTTCAATTTCTTCTGTCTGTCCCCCACCAACCGTAGTCGTGAGTCGGTCAACATTTTCTTTTTTGATTTCAACAATCGTGCCTTCTTCTTGTCCGCGAGCGAGTCGGTTTGTGTCTGGCTCCCCGACATATGGCTCAAGAGGGTATCTGCCGGTTGGATCATTGAAACCCTCGTCAGGCTTTGACACTTCTTGTGGAACACCACCAAGTGTGCCAAAATAAACAGGTTGTTGCATATTTTGATCTCTAAAGAAACCAACGACCCAAGTTCCCTCTACCGGACCTAAAGGTGAAGTGCCGATGCCATTCATGGCGGCAGACGTAATCGGTTGAACAGGATAAGCCCAAGGCAAATCCTCAGTTTTAATTTTAAGTTTGTCCTCGCTGTGAAGACCCACAAATCGAATACGAACTCTACCTAAACTCAATGGATCATTTCGATCCTCAACCACTCCTTGATACATTTGTGTCATCATGATGCTTCCTCCGAACTCACACGGTTTTGTTCACTTGGCACAATAGAGCCTCTAAAATTTCTTACAAGATTTAGATAAGTTTTGTAACTTCCATCTTGTAAAAAGAATCTGTGGTGAACACTACTAATTACATACTTGCCACTTTTTTCTTCATTAAATTCACTGGCACTACTTTTAATTTTATCAACTGGTTCGTTTCTCGCCACCATAAAAGTTACAACTTGTCCCGCACGAAGAAGTGAGTTGCCAGAGACAGTAATCTCAACTTCGGTATCATTGTAAAGTGACATGTTAGATTTTACTCTAGGAAGGGTTTCGTAGTTGTTCTCATTTGCTCCAAAATCTTCACCCTGCACATTTGTATGTCGTGGTGCAAAAAATATTTTTTGAGGTGAATAGTTTTCTACTTGATTTTGGGAAACCACTGGAAACATCGTATTGTCTAGATTTTGTGCTGTTGCGATTGCCCTCGCCAAAGGTGCGTTTAAATTCGTGTTTAGAGTATTGGGGTTTCTTGCTTTTTCTGTTAGTAAGTTTTCGTTAATGTAACTAAAGTTTCTTGCTCCCCATTGTTTTGTTGTAAGATCGTGAAAGTATGTTCTGCTTGAAAACGCACCATTTTCGTATTGTTTAACTCTGTTTGAAGAGTCTCTAAAAACAACTTTTTCTGTGATAAAAGTGCCTTGCGTAAATTCATCAGTTTTTGGATCAGCACCAATAGTATCGCTGTTAAAGAAAACGTATGAGGGTGCTTGTTTAAAAAGATTATTAAAACATTTAAAATTTAATCCATCGATTGTTTCGTAAAACAAAAACCCAGCGTCAAACTCTGGGACTGTGGAATCAGAGGGTGTCGCGTTCACCATCACTTTTTGAATCATCTCTAGGGGGCTTTGAAACGGAAACACCAATGAGTATTCATCATCATTAGTTTCGTCAAATGTCAAAGGGACATCAGGACTGAGATACTCCTCTTTGATTTTATTAACAATAGTTTCCGGCTTGCCTTTGATCGATACACTATCGCGGGTTGTTTGGTTTTTAAAATAATTCTCAGAGACAAGTCTCAGATTGAGAATATAGCCTCTAGATTTATTTGGTTGAATTTTACTTTTTTGACCGATAACTCTAAAGTTCACGGTTCTGATTTCTGGATCAATACCCGGAGTGCTAAACGACACTGTAATTTTTTCACGACCAACGATACTAAGATTCGTCATGATATCTTGCATGTCTTGTAAGGTCATATCACCAACAATGAATGGTGTGAAGATTGACTCATAAAAACCAAGACTAGTGATAAATTCAGTGATATCAGCCTCAAGACCAAAATCATTTGTGATGATGATACGATCAATATCAAGGTCATTAAGTTTTGAGATTTGCTCTCGTTTAATCATGATTTGATCGCTCTTTCAAACGCCTTGATAATCACAGGCATAGCCGCAGGTCGAGGGAGTCTGATCCTCCTTTTCGCCTCGTTCAAATTTTGCTCGTAGAGTTTATTTGTCAAAACATATTGACCATTATTGTTGAAAATGTAATCGTAAAGAATAGTTGAACCATAGGTTACAGATGTCAATCCAGAATCAAAGGATGCCGATGTCATACCGATTGGGGTTTGATAATTATTGTCATCGGGTGCGGACGCAAACGGATTAAGAGGATAAATTGTCGAGCCACCCGGACTCAGAGCAAACTGTTTTGGTGCGTCTTGACCGTTGACAACTTTTGTAATTGAAAGAAGTCTTTCGTCCCCGTCTGCTCCGACATTGATTGCTACGTCAGTGCCATTGTCAGTTGGCACTTCGTTTTGAATCAAAACATCTGTCCCGATAATTGGCTTCTCTACACTGTAAGGGTGCGTTCCCGGCAACACCGCCGACTCAAGACCATACTTGTGTGCAAGGTATCCCTCTGTTCTCTCCATCATTGCGGTAAAGGCAGGATCTCTATTTGCAAAAGTAACACCGGCAGTAAATCCTTTGTAGATAATCATCTCATACCAGTCACCATTTGCAGCAGCAAAAGGTGAGCGATTTGGATCGGTGACATCAGTGAGTGAGAAAATTGTTGATTGTTTTCCCGCTTCAACTTTTTCAAGGTTTACTGATGATATAAAGTCAGAACCGGGACCAAGCATCCTATATCCTGTGAGTGGGTGTCCCTCTTTTCCATTAATCCTAAAGAACGGTCGCATTCCACTACCGTCTGTCAAAGTTGAGCCGCTACCTCTACCCCATGTTAAAATATTAGGCTGCCCAAGACCAAACATAGTTTCTTGAGGGCTTAACGGTTGGTGGGCTTGAAGAGTCGATCTATTGGAGTGAAACGAGGTTTGTAATCGTGTTCCCTCATATTGAACATCAGTCCCATCGGGAGAAATGAACATATTTATCAAATTAAATTGAACATATCTTTCTCTATAGTCTGGTGTATCACCAAGAACACCTCTAGTAAATTGGGTTCCAGCAAATCCGCCCTGAAAATCTCGGTAAACATCCATTGCAGGGTAATCAAAAAGATTAACCGACTTTGGAAGTGTTGGTGTTCTGTAAAGAACTGTCATGAAAAAACTATCAGTTGATTTAAAATCAAAGTCACCCGTGTGACCGAGTTGGTATCCACCAGTTGCCGCCGCACTTGCTGGCGCACCACTCAAATCAACGTAAGAATAACCGTTGTAACCATCCGTGCCAAGTGGAGGTTTGCGTTCTTGTGTGAAACTAGTGTATGTGGTAGTGCTTGCACCACTAAACGCAGGTGCAGAGTTTGAGATAGTTTCAATGTATGTTATTGTTTCACCACCCGAGTAAAACTCTGATGTGCTATATCCCTCTGGTCTATACCAGCCGACGAGGCTACCACCCACTGCATTTTCGGGTGTCCAATCAGAATTGATGGTGATTGTCTCTAGACCAGTTTGTGAGTTGATTGTTTCTGTAACACCTGCTTCTGCATTTTCTTCAAGCACATTTGTGACGGTCGCACTCGGATCTTGCGGAAATTGTGTTCTATTAACAAGTTTTTCTCCAGCGGCAAAAAGTCCTTTTTGCTTGGTAATTTGAATCTTTGACAAAGCGGGGTCAATATCTTTTACTGTTCCACTTTTTGATGTGTCTGTAAAAATTCTTTCGTTATTGACACCAAGTTTTTTCTCTGCAACAAAGTCTCCAACATCGAACGAACCTCTATTCAAGAAGAACGGCAAGGACGATCCAACGGTGCTACAAAACAACGATTGTCCGGCATACTTTGATTCAACAAACTCTTCGAATTCATTAGTGTTGAGTGGTGTAGAAAAAAATGGATCAATAATTGAATTATAAAGAATCAAAACCCAATCTAGTTTTTCGTCACCATAAGTTTTTCGAGCCACATCACGAAGTGTCTCGCCATCAGACAAACGATAGTAATCATATACACTATCATTTTCGAAAACCTCGTCACTGATTTTTACACGACGAAGAATATCTTTGACAGATACTTCATTGCCCTCAACGGGAATAGAAATATTAGGAAAATTCTTAAAGTACGACATTAAAATCCATCCAAAATACCTTGTTTCGTGATGAAGTTGATCTGATCAAATTTAAGGCTCAAAAGAATTCTTGTTGCCTGCCCATTTTGAAAGAATGCAGATCTATCATCAGGAGTATAATTAACTTTAACATTTGACAAATAACACCTGCCGATTTTTGGCATTGTGGTGTTTACTTCTGAACCAAATGTTTCACCATTTTCAGTAAACTTAGAGTTGAGATTCACCACAGTGATTTCAAATTCTTGTGGTGCAAACAGAATCGAAGTTGAAAGTGAAACCTCGGGTGACATATAATATCTGAAAACCTCAATGATTTCAAGTGCCGTGTCTGCCTCTTTTTTAGTTCGCGGTGCAAATTCAAACTCAAAAGAAAAACTACCACGTTTCGGTCCCTTAAAAATCATTTCATTTTTTGGATTTTCTGAGAAGCCTGCTCTGGCTCTCAGCCCACCCTCGACATCAAGTCCGATTGCTTTACCTGCGACACTACCCAACTTCAACGCTTTTAGTGCGAGGTTTGTGCTGATCGCCGCTGTATCAGAAAAACCAGAGGCAATAAACTGAGTCAAAGCACTCAATCCAGCGAGAGATGATTCATCGTATTCAACGGTGTTGTCAAACTCAAGACCTTTTGGCACATACAACATAACCTCATCCTCAAGTTTTTCTGATGCAAATCCAAACCTTGCCTGTTCAGAACTTTGAATAAAAGAAGCAGTTCTCGCAGCATCGGCATCTGGATTATCACCAAGAACAAAATTTTTCAAATTCACCAAATCAACTTGATTCTGTCCAGATTGTCTCTCCCCTGCCTCAATAGCCTGTTGTCGATTTTGATCGATTTCACCCTCGGTGAAGATACCCGGTCCACCAACGGTTCCGAACTCCTGTGCAAATGGATTATATTCACTAGTTGATATTGCGTTTGCCGCCACCTGTGCGCCGACTTTGCCGCCCGCGTACGCGATTCTCCCAAAATCACCGACTGTCTGAGCCAAATCAAAGGATTGACTTTTTCTTGTAAAAATCGAAAAGTGCAAAACTTGTCCACCGCGACGGGCAAACTCCGTGCTTCTCAGATCCTCTGGATAAACATAAGATTTCATTGAGCCTTCAAAGTTTTTGTCTTTGGCTCTAAATCTCTGTGCAGTATTCTTTGAGGATAAACGATCAGTAAAAAGTGCTGTGGTATCAAAGTCCTCATTTGGTGGTGAATCGCCGGGATTGGTACTCATGGTCTTCTCCTACATAAACTATGTATGGCGTACAGTGGAAAGTATAAACCAAAGAATCCCTCAAAATATATCGGTGATCCAACAAAAATAAATTATCGATCTCTTTGGGAAAGAAAATGTATGGTGATGTTTGATGCAAACCCAAACGTAATTAGGTGGGCATCGGAGGAGATGGCTATTCCGTACCACTCTCCCGTGGATAGAAAAAGACACAGATACTATCCCGACTTTATTGTTGAACTTAAAAACAAAGATGGAAAAATTGAAACAGTCATGATTGAAGTCAAGCCGTACAAGCAAACTCAGGCTCCAAAAAAGCCAAAACGAATGACAAGAACTTTTGAAAATGCAGCCAAAACATATTTGACAAATCAGGCAAAATGGGAGGCTGCCGAAGCAGTGTGTGAAAAGAGAGGATGGAAGTTTCAAATTCTGACGGAGAAAGAAATCTATGGCAGAAAATGAAGATCTATTCACAGCCCTTCTTGGAAGATACAAAAATGCGACACAAAGTGTTGATGATTCATTTTACAATGAGGATAATATAGATCCTTTACGCCCTCAAAGTATACCGTTTGGTGTGCGAGGTCGAGGGAATGCATATATTTTTAGATACTTGATACCCAAAGGCAGAGCGACACTTCCTTACTATACTGTGATGCCCTTTGTAATAACCCTTGATAGAACACCAAAAACTTTGACTGGACTGAATCTCTTTTATTTGCCAGCGAGATTGAGAGAAGTTGTTTTAAATTTATATTTGTCAAGAACAACATCTCAAACGGTCGAGGGTAGATCAACCTTGTTGTACGACACGCTCAAGAAACAAAAAATCTTTTACGCAACAATCAAACCTGCAATTAAACAATATCAAATCAAGAGAATGGGACCAATAACCTTTCGTGTAGCACCTCAAAGTTGGAACTTACTTTACAATGAAAACCCATCAGGAACACTTCTCAAAGGCTTTATGAAAAAAACTGCCCCACAAGTTCATTACTATTCACGGGCTGAAATTATTAGGAATTTGCTTTCACCGGCATAAATACTTTTATGGCAAGACAAAGAGACAAGTATAACATCAATAGAATCAAATCAAGTCTGGGTAGATTTGGTACGATGAACACCTCTTTGTATCAGGTGGAGTTTGGTTTTACCACGCAGGTTCAAAATCTTCTTGATGCCTCTAGAACCACCGCAGAGGAAATTAATCTCAGAGCATCTAAGGTAGCCCTCCCCGGTAGAGAAATCGGCACTATCGCCGCAAAACCTTTTGGTGTTGACTACGAACACCCAACAGAACTAAAATTTGAAAAGAATCTTGCCATTACTTTTTTGAACGATAAAAATAACTTTTTACGACGATTCTTTACAGGATGGCAAAAACTTGTGATTGATGATGCCGGGGTTCATGGGTTCCGTGAAGAGTATGGCTGCTCAATGAAAATCATAAGCGAAACAAATGATGCGAGAACGGCAGCAGAGTTTGAGTTTTCAAGCGTGTACCCCAGAGTCATCCAAGGTAATGAATTTACTGCCGCAGCACCAAACTTTGTGGAGTTTGATGTTGCCTTTGAATATATTGAAGCAAAAGTGACTGATAAATTTTTAAGAAGCGAACAGAACTAAGGAGTAGATTATGTCTGTACCATTGATTGTGACCCCCGAACACCAGACGGTAGTTCCCTCGGGCAAAACTGTAATCTTTAGACCATTCTTGGTCAAAGAAGAAAAATTGATGCTCACCATCAAAGAAAACCAAAGAACCGACGAAGTGATGAGAGTCATGAAACAGGTTGTGAGTAATTGTGTGATTGACGATAAGTTTGATGTCGATAAAATTTCATACAATGATTTGGAGCATCTTTTTATTATGATGCGTGCCAGATCTGTTGGAGAAACAGTAGAGTTTCCCTTTTCATGTAAAGAATGTGACTATGAGGGAATGATCGACATTGATATTACAAAAATTCAACTGTCAAGACCTGTGCCAGAGGATGATAGCGTGATGCTCAACGAAAGCGTCGGTGTCAAGGTGAAGCCGGTTGGTGTCAAAGGTATGGCTCATCTTGCAAAGGTCGCAGATACAGATCCTTTGAGCATGTTGAATCATGTTATTGACTATGTTTATAACAAAGAACAAATGTGGAAGATTGATGACATGTCGCAAAAAGAGATCACCGATTTTGTAGAAACGCTTTCTCTCACGCAAGTTCAAAAAATTATGGGAAAAGTTGAAGAATTTCCACGATGTTGTATAAAAGATAACGTGACCTGCCCATCTTGTCAAAAAGAACAAGAAATCAATGTGGAGGGTCTTGAGAATTTTTTTACCTAAGCGTGGGGCATGATTCTTTAGAGGCTCATATCCACACAAACTATTATCTCATGATTCATGCTCATATGAGTCTTGAAACTATAAACAACATGCTTCCTTGGGAGAGGCAAGTCTACGTCGCCATGTATATTGAAGAACAAAAGAAAAAACAAAAAGAGGCAGCGGCAAAGGGCTGATGCCTATTAGGGATACATATTTACATGGCGTTATCACCAGAGGAAAAACAACAATTAATTGACGCTCTCAAAAGTGAGACTGCTGGCGACGGCGGGTCAATGAAAAATCCCTTTGGTGGTTTGATCTCAGGGTTTGGTAATCTTGGTTCATCTCTGAAAAAACTTAATGATACGCTCGCAAAGGCTCCTGCGAAACTAAAGGATGCATCGACAATAAAGTTTAAGGGACCGAAAGTCCCAAATATACCCAGAGCAATATCAAAAGGACTCGGCACTGTTCTTGGCGAGGGGTTTGCTAGTTCGATTGCATCGTTTGGTAGACCCAGAGTTTTTAAAGGTATTTTAAATATTGGTCTACTTGGCGGATCTTTAATACCCTTTGCCATGTCGCTCAAAACGTTTGCAGGTGTTCGATTCGATAAAGTTTTGATTGGTGTTGGTGCGTTGACAGCAATCGCAGGAATCGCCAGAATTTTAGGAAATCCCGTCATTGCAAAATTTATATTCATAGGTGCTGCCGCCATCGGTGCTTTGGGTCTTGCTCTTATGCCGTTTGGTCTGGGACTCGGTATGGTTGCGTCTGCGATGGAGAAACTAGAACCACAATTGCAAGGTTTAGCCAACGCACTTGAGGTGGCGTTGACACCTTTC